TCCAATGTACTAAGATCACTTGCCACATCATCTACATTATCCTGGACTTCTTCTATAGCGCCCTGTGTAGTTGTTGACTGAAGGCTACTATTTGTATTATCAAACTCAACAATATTAGCGGCATAATCACCAAGCTGCGGAGTTACGTTTCCTGTTCTGGCATTGAAAGATGAAACACCACTCACACCACCGCTGGCCTGGTCTGCATAATATTTAGCATTGTTATGATATGCCGGATGGCTAGGCGGAACATCAACGCCATTAACTTTACCCCACGCCCACGCCTCTGAATCATCTTCACTTGCTCCGGCTGCGGTAGCTGAAGTAGCTGCATTATTCTCACTTGTTGAGGCATTGTTAGCACTTATAAGAGCGCTTGAAGCAGAAGCAGACGCGCTTGTTGCACTTGCGGCTGCGTTAGTTTCTGAACTAGCTGCGTTACTTTCTGAAGTTGCCGCGTTACTCTCACTTGCTGCGGCTGCGGTTTCACTTGCAGCAGCGTTAGCCTCTGAAGCGGCTGCGGCTGTCTCACTTGCTGCGGCGTTTATCTCGGAATCATGCGCTTGCTGGGAGTAATACTTTGAGTTATCAGTATCTTCACCCTGTCTTGTGCCGGTTCCACCAACGGCCCATGACTTAGCAGTCTTAGCAAAGTTATCTACGTTCTGCGCATACCCAGCAGCGGTATTGGCTGCCTGAGTTGCGATTGCTGCCTGTGCTGTTGCTGTATTGGCTGCGGTACTTGCTGTATTAGCAGAAGTAGCAGCCTCACCAGCATAAGTCTGTGCATCACTTACTATTGTCTGAGCAGAAGTAATAAGCGCCTGTGCATCATCCTCTGCCTGTTCTGCGGCTGTCTGAGCAGCTGAAGCAGCGCTGGCAGACTGAGCAGCGGCAGCAGCGGACTGAGCAGCACTAGCGGCGCCTGTAGAGTTGAAATTCTGTACTGAGATTTTCTTTGTAGCTGTACCATTGTCAATAGCTATCCAGTCGCTATTAGCCGCGGTTGTGCTTTCCAACAATTCATTTATTTGAATATCAGCCATTTTTCTCCTCCCTTATGCAGTACGCTCATATCGCTTAACACCGGAAGCGTCAGTATCAATCAGGTTCCATGTTCCACCGAAAAGCGTTGTGGGACTTGTTCCTGTAGTTGAGTACACGCTACCAACAGGATAAGCAGCAGCAAGAACTTTTGCTTTCATATCAAAATTAGTCACATAGTCTACTACTGCCCCGGATGTTGGCAATGCTGCGTCATTGTCTGTTATGGAAGTTTCCAGTGAAAAGATTGACGTAAGCATTATTGAAAGTCTGTTATAATCGTCTATCGCCGCCTGCGACAACCCATCAAGAGCAGCCTTATTAGCGTGTGTGTGTCTAGCCTGTGTATTGAGTGACAAGTTTAACACCATAGCGTTCAATATAGACTGTACGTTAGGCTGTGCGCTTATCCCGGTAGGGACTTCTGCGCCCATGTTTGTAGCTGCTGTAATCGCGTTTAAGGCGTCCACAAGCTCATTAAACTTGTCTATTGCAAGGTTGGGTAATGAGTCCATAACCTCTTGCATTTCCGCTGTGGTTAATCCGGGAGTATCGGGCTGTCCAACATTGCCCTTACCCTGCCTGTCTTCATCTGTTATTTTCTTGAAGCCCATATTGCCTCCTTACTTAACGTTTCCGCCCTGAGTGTACTCTACTGCAAAGTCATTTATTCCAAGTGGTTCATTAAGTTTGTCGTTCTCAAATCTGAAACGAACATGATCCAGCTTTTTCAATCTGATCTTTGTAGCTGTTACCCTCTGCGTCCTATTTGTTGAGTACGTCATTTTTGAGTAAATAAAGTACATATAAGAGAAGTATTTTAACGTTGTGGTATCTTCTTTAATCGTCTGCCAAATACCGTTCTTTTGGGCCAATACGTCGATTGAAGAGGATATCTCAGGCATACACCGTACAGCTAAATATCTGTAGGTTTTCTTTTTATAAAATAGCTTCTCTGATATATCCGCGGTTTCCCATGTAGCCTTAATTGCTTCTCCATCATCATTGTAGGAAGCAAGTAGCTTTTCATCCGTGTTCCACTTATACACAAAACCGCTGTTACTTCCAAAGTAAAGTTCTCCGTTTATCTCAAAGAAACAAGAAGCCGGAACATTAGTGAAATAGAATCCGGCGTACTGTCTTGTAGCATACGGCCTTGATTTATCTGTGTGCATGGGCTGAAGGCCATCCAATATATATAGATGATCGTTCACGCACAAAATATAATAATCCTTCCAGGTATAAGCGAAAGCATTTTCCAGGTCTTCTTCTTTCAAGAGCTTGCCTTCGAGGTAGTAGCTTCTGTCCTGCGCGTACTTCTCGCCGGTAATATCCTGGGCCGTAACCGCGAATACTCCAAGCCTAGTTAAGAAAACCGGCTCTGTTGCCAAGTAACTAAAACAATACTTAGACAATGCACCGGCGCCCTGTAGGGTGTTGATTAGCTTAAACACTGGCTGATCGTCTACCAAGTCACCTTCACGGATAAGGATTGATTGCGACATTTCGTTGAAATCCTTATGCGCTGCCAGGTAGTTGTTTATGATCGAGTACCCCATTATTGCTGAAGTATCACTACCAAGTTTTGAATACCACACATCAGCAAAATAAGTTGGATCATACTGCTGCGAAAACCAGTCACAGTTTATATACGTAAATAATTCACCATCACTGTTTACGCCCTGGTCCGGATTGCCACTTACAAACAACCTGTCATTGGCTCCGTTTACGCCGAACATACAACCAATAGTGCAATGATTGACTCTATCAGCGTACCCTTCTACTGTCCTATAAGCCTGTATCTTAACGTTATCTTCACCGCTTATAGGGCTTGCGCCCGGGGCTGTGGTAAACGTTACTACTCCGGTATCACGGTTGACTGTGAAGTGTGTACCTTCTATCTTCTCGTTCCAGTCTCCATTACCATCAAGCAGCCATGCCTTAACTGTGGTTGCATCAAGGCCACCAAAGGTAAGCTGAAACGTCTTTACTGAAGCCTGATCCTGTTTAACATAGAACTGCTCAATAAAGGCCGGTTGCAAAAGGTTTAACGGTTCATAGTCTTCACCACCTCCGGTATAGTCCTTAGAGATAGTCAATGTAGGGATATAGGCCATTTCCTCAATGGGCTTTACTGTGTGTCCGTCATATATCCTTATCTTCGTACCATCAAGGATTACAAGCTGCTGGTTAAGCTGGAAGCTAACGGACCTGTGTTCTGCCATTCCGTCATAGATTACAGTCTCAGATACATCACCATTAAGAAGCACAATGTTATCCTCATCCTGATCTACAACGTAGTTTGAACTGTGATCTATCCATTTGCCGCCTTTAGGAGCAAACAAGTTATAAAGTTTTGTGCCAGCGTGTACCAGCCATATATCAGTTGTGGAAAGATGGTGAACACCATAGATGGGTGCGCCGTAATCGAACAGTTTTTCATATCCCATCCTCTTACGTATCTTTCCAGGAACAGACCTTATCATGTTCTCAACATTGGGTGATTTAGTATCATCTACTGTTGAGGCTTCGGATGTAAAGTCTGCTCCCAAAAACTTCTCTGATACATAAACTTGTTTTGCCGGACTTCTCGGAATGTTAAACGAAACAGCCATAATTTAAGCCCACCCACTTGAAGGAATAAATTTCTCTTTTTTAGGTATCAATGCGCCCTGACTTAATGCGTCACGGCCTACCTCAAACTCATTACGGTAAACTGTTGCTATCGCGTTATCATCATCCTTGTAAAGCTGTGAAGCCATATACAAAGGGACAAGCGCTTCTACTTCAGGATCAAGGGACATTTCGTATGTGTCCGGTGTCTCCAAAGTAATCTTCTGAGGATAAGCCCTGTAGTGGATAACGTATATTCCTGGCCTATCTCTCTCAATGACAAGTGTCTTATCTGCTTCCTGGAAATACTTATCAGCTACGATATAGTCGTTTCCACTTGTGCCAAGATCGTATAACTCAGCCGGTGAAAGCTGGTAGAAGTCAGACAAAACCTCGTCCATCTTTATCTTGATATACTTTTCGTACTGCGGTACGTCTGCATCAGATTCAAACTCGCAGTCGTAAAAGCACACATTCATCAAATTTACAGGAGTCTTAGCAACAACTCTTAAAGTAACCACTGTGCTAGGCTCTTCCTCTTCCGTCCACTCAACTTCAGGAACATTGCCTTTGAATACAGTAAACTTCTTATAATCAATAGGCTCTTCGTCCTCGCTTGGTTCCGGATAGAAGTCTATTACTTCTCTTTCACCCACATAGAGCTTGCAAGAAGTAGGCTTGCCGGAAGCTTTGAAGTAATATGATTTTGCCCCATCTACAGAAAAGGTCATTTCGTCATTAACGATTGAATATGTCTTAAATGTCTTATCCCCCAGCATATTCTTAAAGGGATAATTGATATACTCATACTCTTTAATGATGAATTTTCCGGCTGTGGAAAGAAGCTGTAACGCCTCATTACAAGCCTGGGGCATAGCATTGATGTATTCCATGTTGGCAGAATCGTTTGGCAATGATGTGGATGATCCTGATATGGAAAACATCTTCTGTAAAGTTGCGTACTTGATATCCTTCCAGGTAGTCATTTAGACCTTCTTTCTCCTCGTTCTCTTAGGGGTTTCTGTTGCTTCCTCTTTTACTTCTTCTTTTGGCTCTGCCTTAACAACAGGCTTATAACCAAAAACCTTCTCGTTCATCACATAAGTAACTTCAACGAGTTTTCCATCAATAGTAAGCTGATCTCCAACTTTCATATTCTTCTCCTTAAATAAAGGGACCGGAGATAAGTCCGGCCCCTCTCATGTGCATCAAAGTGATACAGCATCTGTGTCGCTTGATCCGATAAGTGCAACATGGCGCCAGTTTGTGAAAGCAAGTGAATATCTCTCAAAGCCGTTGTAAACCATGTTACGTGACTCAACCTTAACCTCATTCTCGATATCAAGAGGAGTTCTGCTGTAGAGCTTAGTTCCCTGAAGCTCCTTCAGTGCTTCGCTTGACATGATGATAAGAGGATGATTGGTTGCGCTGATTGTAGGTGTCCAAAGAGGATTTACAATGAGTTTCCAGCGGCCTCTCTGTGTGTTGATATCGTTGTTGTTTGTTCCAACTTCGCCGTCAGATCCGATAACTCTCTTTACGAAATCCTCATACTCAGGATCGTTTCCAGGTACGATGATTGTGTCTGCTGTGAAGCCAAGAACCTCACCGCGATCATCCTTAAAGTTTCTCATTGCATTGGCAACCTTGTTGAGAACAGTGGTGTTGCTGCCGAGTACGTTTGAGAAGTGGTTGCCCTGTGTAACGCCCTGTCCAGCGTTCTTCAGAGGATGTGCAGAATTGAAGAGTGCAAGTGCGTCAGCACAAGCAATATCAAGTCCGGACTGTCCGCCGAATGTCATTGTAGTTGTTGATCCGATAGAAGATGCAAGTGCAGCGGTAACGAACTTAGCTCTTGTTCTCTTGGAAGCCTGAACAAGGTTTACAACCTTCTGCTCTGCCTCGTCCCACATATTATCGTCTCTCATTTCCTTAGAGATCACTACGCTCTTAGAGAATGTGTTATGCGCAATGAACTTTGCATAACCCTCTGCGTATGTGTCCTCAGTAGCATCCTGGCCCTCAGCCTTGATGTCATAGTCACCAAGTCCGCCCATTACTGTGGACTTCTCGCCCCATCTCTTTGACTTCTTCTCAACAACGATCCCCTTAACAAGGTCGTCATACTTGTTCTGCTGCGCGTCTGCGTCATAAATCTTAGCGTCCAGAATGGTAGCCCACTCGTTCCAC